CGATTTCCCGATGATGAGGAAAAGGCTGCAGAATTCATTCACATTCAGTGGATGAGACGTAATCCTAAACAAGATTACAATGCCGCACAACATGTACCTTATGAACAACTTCCTGAAGAAGAAAAAGAAAAAGATAGAGTACATGTAAGAACAATAAAAAAACTATTAGGACAACAATAATGAAAGCAATTGTATGGAGTAAAGATCAATGCCCACATTGTACTCAAGCAAAATCATTGTTAGAGAGTAAAGGTATTGAGTATGAAGAACGCAATATTAATAACGGCTGGGATAAAGACGATTTATTAGAAGCAGTACCAACTGCCCGATCAGTGCCGCAAATATTCTTAGATGAAGAATATATAGGTGGATTTAACGAATTAAGAAAGAAATTACAATGACATATGAAGTAGGTACAGTTTATACCATTAAGTTAAACAGTGGAGAAGAGTTAGTTGCTAAAGTAATTGAAATTACAGATACACATTTAACTATTACAGATCCAGTGAGCATTGCTCAAGGACCTAAAGGAATGACATTAATTCCAAGCATGTTTACTGTAGATATATCAAAATCTATCACACTAAATACTAATAGTGTTACGTTATATGGACATACTGAGGATAGTGTAAAAGACCAGTATATCACTATGACGACAGGTATTCAATTACCTGATAAAAAAATCATAATGGGATAATGCCAAGTTTAAGCCGTCAAAACGATCAAAATAGTGTAGGTGGAAAAATCCTCAGGGGTTCATCAACAGTATTAGTTGACAACATGCCAGCTGGATTACATGTGAGTAAAATATCTCCACATAGTCCATATGGTACACCGCATCCTCCTCATGAGGCTGCAAGCACAATTACAGGTAGTACGAGTATATTAATAGATAATGTTCCTGTATTAATGGTTGGATCAAGTACCAGTTGCGGTCACAAGATAGTAACAGGTAGCCCTACGGTATTAATTGCATGAGTAGTTATAGTCCATTAAATCTCAACTGTATTGGTGCATTTATTAATAACCATGGGTTAGCAATAAATCCAACTACTAGAGAATATGTAGGTTTTTATGATGGTTATTATGCACCGGGCACATTAACAGATGGTAATTTTTTACATATAACATCACAGATTTATAATAAAGCATTTGATGTACGTTTCCCCGTTAAGTCAATAGGCAACTTATATCCCGGTAACAAATATTATATACGTTCATTAGGTTATACCGGCACAACTACAGACTTTACATTGCTAGGTGCAGCAGTTAATCGTTTGGCTAGAGAATTCAAAGCAACTAGTACTGGTGCAGACATTAATAATACAACCGGAACTGTTAACGATATTAGCAGTTATGACCAAACAGGTATGACTTTTAACCAATATGCTAATTTACTAAGAATGGGTCATGCAATACCTTTAATCACTAATTCAGCCCCATATCAATATAAAATGGATTTCTATTCTACTAAATGTAGACATGGATTTATAGGACAGTTTGCAATACAAGGATTTGAAGAATTCTACATTAATAATGGATCTTATAGTGATTTCTTTAATGTGTTTAGCAGTATCATAGGATTTAAAGAAACAACCAATAATGTTATAGATAGTCTTCAATTAAGTCTTGAGCATTTAGATGGATTATATTCTAATATGAATGACTTAATCACTAGTGATATTACAGGCGTTAGTATTAGTACATTCTTTTGGGGGCAAGATTTAATCAGATTGGGTCGTGCTATAGACTTACAGAGTATTCAGAATTTTGGTAATCCGGATAATCTATTAAGAATTCTTGCAAAGAACAAAGCAGTAACTGCGGGACTTAATATTGTATTAACCTCTGCTGGATTTGATCCAAATGACATTATAGCCATTATTAATGGTAAGTCAGCAGATAACAATCAACAAAAACTATTGTATGCATGTTATAATCTGTTAACAGGATCTGACTTAGATGAGATATTAATGCCATTAAATTGTCATACTAAGAACCTAGATAGTTTGGCAGACTTATTAAATCTTAAAAAGATATTCCCAACTAGTTATCAAACATTGACATTTCCGCAATATAACAATGAACCAAAGACTACCAATAGCAAAACATACTATCTATTATATGCAGGCACACAAGTTAATAAAATTCCTAGTTTAAGTTATGGTAGTAGATTAGCAGGTATATTACCTAATGACATAGCATATGCTGCAGATGCGTTTAGCATGAGTATGCGTCAAATCAAAAACATACAAAACATTGATATTGAAAAGTTTGCTCAAGTTGTTACTAATTTGGAAAATGTCAATGACCTAACAGTTAATGGTACTAGTATACCTGCAAATAAAGAAATAGCACAAAATGCATTGAGTAGAATAGCATATGGTACGGGTAAGAATGGAAGATATAGAACTAATGACTTTTTTGCAAGTATGACCAATTTATTCTATCCATGGCAGGAACTAGCAGATGCAATTACCACTTTACAGAACTTGCCGGAAATAACTGAATTACAGGGATATTTACAACAGATATATGATGCACTACCTACTAGTAATTTAAATGGGGCATTTACTCCAGTGACATTTACTAACACTATACAACCTAAGATAGATCAGGTTAACATATTAGTCGATAGCATGTATTTTAAATATAAAGACATTATAGATCCAATTAACAATTTATATGACAGAATGGGTCAAGCACTACACATGGAAGAGTTCGTTAGAAAGCAAGCATTACCAGGGGGCATTGAATATACTACAAGTTCACCCACTGATGTATACAGTTTCATAGATAGTTTAAGTACATATTCGTCTGAAACTGAAGCCGGAGAAACCGCAGTTGTGTTAGAGAACATAATAGATGGAACAACAGTAGGAGGAAGAAGTCTAGTAGGAAGTATGCGTGAGGCACGCAATAGTGAGCGTATGGGACTAATGGGAGGTGAGTTAGATAACAAGGTTCAAACTACCCCATTACAAGTACCTGTACCTAATGGGACTAAAGGAATATTGTCTACAACTACAGGCAATATTGAAGTTTCTGTCGATAATGGCGGACCTGTCGCAGGTAGCCTAGGTGGAAGTCCCCAGTCAACATTAATACCGAGTAATTTAAATATACTCAACATGGCAACAGGCCCATCGGTATTAGTACCCAGTGCAGCAATACAACATGTATCAATGTGTAATTGTGACTGCTGGGATTTATTACAATAATAGTTACCTATACTAACGTATAGTTTTATCAGATAATATATCTATATATATTGTTGTACTATAGTTACAGGTACCTTCAGAAAGGATTCTTATGAATAAAATCGTTAAATCATTTCATAAACACTTAGTTATGTTTATGATACTTATGTTATTAACCATGATAACATTTAACCAATCTGCACGTGAGGAAGTTATACGTGCCGAACAAACAGTAGCAAAAATCATTGACCCAAAACAAATTATATGTTTGGCTACTAATATCTTTTATGAAGCCGGCCATGAAAGTACAGACGGTAAAGCCGCAGTAGCACGTGTGACATTAAATCGTGTTGACAGTGGATTCGCCAAAACACCCTGTAATGTAGTTTATCAAGCAGTTACAAAGGATGAACAGAAATTCTGTCAGTTCAGTTGGGTATGCGAGGGCAAGGGCAACCCAAATAAACGTGACCCAAGTTACCAAGATAGTTTACAAGTGGCTTATGATGTGTTAGTATTAGATAAGTATAAAGATGTAGTACCGAAAAACACATTATTTTTTCATAACAAGTCAGTTGAACCCGATTGGGAAAACTATGAAAAAGTACAGATAATCGGAAATCATATATTCTATAGTAAGAAAAAGAAAGCTAAGAAACATGACCGACGATATAGAGTTCGAGCAGATACTGAATACCAACAGGGATCGTGATAGATTCAGTGATCCTAAATGGCAAATAGATAACTTAGAATATGATTTGCTAGTTAATGATTGGATAATAGATAAAGTGCGTAATAATGAGAATTACGCACAAAATCTATATGCTGCATTATGTAATAATAATTTCACAAAAAATGATGTTTGGCCTATATTAAAAGAAAAACGTTGGAGTTGCAGTTGGCGTTATGCCGGCGGTATAATCGCTAGAATGACAGAAAAGGGTGATTACATGGATTGGTACTGTACAGGTATATTTGATAATAATCCTTTAATAGGCACAGTACCCGAGGGAGAAATAACTGAAGAAATTCATAATGATTTATTAAAATTAGGTTGGATAGTAACTACGGAAAATAAAAATGAATAGTAATGAACCGGATATTAAAAAGATGATTGCAGATTTAGCCAAAAAAAATCTAAGTCTACGGGAAAAAGTTAATTACGTTAAACAAACCAATCGTAATGACATGCTATTAGCAATTAGGTCATTAATGCAAAAAGACGAAAAATAATTATTAATAT